TAATGACTTTGTATATATCTTAAAAATATCATTAACATATACGTTTACATATCCATAAATAATAAATAATATAAACGAAATTAGTAAAGCATTATTGGTTTTTTTGGATGTTTTAATATATTTTTTAACATATAATAATGCGATTATAGAAAATATTAAATGGATCAAACAACAGATTATAGCGTAATAAAAAGCTATATTTTCTCCACTAATATCTATTATATATTTCTTACAAAAATCTAATACATATGGGGCATATATTTTATAGTGTTCTTCCTTTGATATTATATTGAATTTTTTTATAAGTACTAATGATGCAACAAATAATATTGATATAACTATACCAAAACAAAAATATATAACAAAATCATAGATATTATTATCATAACAATTTATATATATTAATGATATGAGTAACATAGTAATTACTTGCATACATAATAATTTGTGAGCATCTATAATCATTTGAATATATGAACAGTCGCCTGTTTTTTCTATTGTTGTTTCGCTAGTGTCTTGAGTAATGTTTTTGCTAGTGTCTTTGCTAGTGTCTTGAGTAATGTTTTTGCTAATGTCTTGAGTAACGTTTTTGCTAATGTCTTCCTTTTTTTGTTCCTTGATGTCTTCCTTGATGTTCTCCATTTAAAAAATTTATTATTTTATATTAAACATATTAAACAATAATATTTTTAACTAATTTCACCTTATTAATTTTAAAATAAAACATGCTAAGTATTAATACTAATACCAATGTTTTTATATAAATATAATTTCTAAATATAAAATACAATAAAAACCAACTATCTATGCTATTATCAAATTTAAATAGTCTTATTGCTGCTCTAATAATAGACAATATATAAATATTAGAGCTCCATGTATTTTGGTTTTCAGTATTAGGAAGCAATTGAACAATGAGTGGATATTTATACGTAAATTTATTAGTTAAAGCCCCTATATATGTATTATCCACATGCCCTTTATTAAAATTAGACGAGCTAATGTCTTCAATTAATTTAGTTCTTGCATTACGTGAATATATAATTGCTTGTACTGCACCAAAAAAATAACTACCAATATTCAAAAAATCTTCATTATGTTTTGATGCTAATCCAAATGATCCAAAAGTGAAAATATCAAAGTCTGTTGTTGCAATAAATGCATCTATTTTTTCATAAACTAAGGTGTCTTTATTTACTACTAGTGCATCATCTTCTAAAATTATTACATTATTATATTCTTTTAAGTATTCAAAAGCTGTATAATAAGCGTGAACAATATCTTGTTTAGAACTTATAATTGTTGATGGTTTGTTGCACTTTTTAAATCCTTTGTTATATTGAATTATTGTTTGCTTGGTGAGATTTAATATAAATGGGTCTTCTTTAAATCTAGTACTGTCTTCCATTGCTAATATAAGAACCACATCCACATTTTTTAGAAGAGGTGTTTCACAATTATTTATTACTTTATATGTGTAACAATCCATATATAATTATTTTTATATGTTTATAGGCACAATTTAAATTTAAATAATAAACATATTAAGTTATATATTTAATCGTTTTATGTTATTTAGAAATAACATAATATAAAAAATAACATTATTTAGAAATAATATTATTTTTTTAATTTATATATATAATAATATTTATGACAACTTTGGAAACTCCAAATTTTATGAATGGCGGAACTAGCAATAGATTAAGTCCTTCTGGTTTCTTTTATTATGTTTTTAACTTTGATAGCGATAATAAAGCACTATTATTTAATATGTTACAATATTTAATAATTGCTTTAATCCCTGTTGTAATATTATTAAAACTTGTAAAAGAATATATTCCAGAAGACAATGACAAAAAAGCTAACTTAGAAATATTATTTGAAATCATTATTCAATTAGGTATATTGTTTATTGCAATCTTTTTTATTGATAAAATAACTCGTTATTTTCCAACATATAGCAAGGTGCCATATTCTAAATTTAATGAAGTAAGTTTCATTATTCCTACATTGATTTTAATTTTTACTATGCAAACAAAGTTAGGAGCCAAAATCAATATTCTCTATAATAGAGTAATGGAAACGTGGAGCGGTAAAAGCCCACACGTGGGAGCAAGCAATCACGGTAATGCTAAAATAAATCAAACTATTTCCACACCTGGAATTCATCAGGTTAGCAGGGCTGATACATTAGATAATACTTTAATGGCTCCAAGAGCTAACCAATTGCCTGCACAAAACAATATATCTATGATCGATTCGCTGCCAAATATGATTAATAATGGCGGAGGAATGAACTTTCAAGGCCAGGCAATGCAAAATGCATTTATGGAGTCTATGGAACCAATGGCCGCCAACGGTGCTTTAGGAGGAGCATTTGGGTCATCATTTTAATTCTAAAATTTTTATAATATTTTACTTTAACATATTATAAAAATTTTAGGGGTTTATAGATTATATGCTTGTATGTCGGGACTATTGAATATTAGTAACGGTTACCTTTTTAAATTTTTTCGCTGGTTATATCTGCTCCTGTTTCTGCTGTTGATGTTGGTGGTATTGGTGCTAATGGTGTTGTAGTAGTTAGACTTTGTATTTTACTTGTGCCTACTTGATTTATGTCTAGTGATTTTAGTCTTCCGTTTGGTATTGTTGGTTCTTGTGTTGAATCTCTACCATCAGCCTTGTTTGGTTTAAAAGCTGTTGGTGATTCATTAACTCTATTGATATGCCCAGTTGCACCTGTACCATCAGCACCACTTGATTTAAAAGCTGTTGGTGATTCGTTTATTAATATGTTTCGTTTATTAATATACCCGGTTGCACCTGTACCATCAGCCTCACTTGGTTCAAAAGCTGATTCTGGATTTGTAATATTTCTGCTGTACGCTGCTATTGCACCCGCGTCATCTAATGATTGTTCTGTTTTACCAAATGAACTAACAAGATTTGAAAGACCAGACCCTTTTTTCTTTTCATTACAATCTACTTGACGGTCTTTATTTTCAACTATAAATCTTGTAGCTATACCAGTTAGTTTTAGAATAACCGAACCAATAGCATGATTTATCTTGCTGGTCTTTGTCATATAAGGATGTGGACATTGAATTACTAAAATAAAAATTGCAATTATACATACAATAATTCCAGATATATACATATAAATCTCTTCCAATATCCTAGCTATTTCACTTTGTTTTGCTGTTTTTTTTTCTTCTACATTACAGTCTACAGGTGGAGCTTCAACGTCTTTATTAAATTTAGAAATGAAAAATACTATCTTATTTGAAATAACATCTTCTATCATTACTGTTATCATTCGTAATAATATATAAATTACCATAAGTTTTAAAGTTACTGCTAATAGATTAGTTATGTTAGTAAATTTATCCTTCAATATATTAGGAAATACTTTTTTATAAATCCAGTTAATCGGCTTAAATAGTAATATTACTGTAATTAATACGCATATACCCAATACATATAGAGCGGACGACTCTACTATTTTAGCCCAACTTAGTACATTAGGTTTGTTACCACTACAAGAAATTTTATAAAATGCTTTTGCTATTCCAGAACCTATTATAAGTACTAACATAGGCCATAATATATATGACGCACCAATAAGTTGTTTAAAAATTTGAACTATATCTAATTCAGATCCAAGCTTACGATAATAATCAATAACTAAATAAAGCATTAAATACCAACTTGTAATTACAAAAAAAATAGAATATACTGTTTGTGTTGTTTTTTTGTTAAATTTAATAGATGGTAAAGTTTGTTTATTACTCCCTAAAAAACTTAAAATCTTATTAAATGCCCATACTATTAATGTCCATAGTAAATAAAATAATAAAAATAAGAAAGCAAATAATGTAAGAATTCCAGGTATATATGCTGTGTTAAATAACATTCTATTAAATGTTAATTTAACATTAGCTTTAGTAAAATTAGCTTTATTAAAGCCTCCTCCTGTCATATCTTCTGTCATACCTCGCGTGTTTGGTTTTATATTGGTAGGAATATCGTTAGGCGGAGCTTCCACTATTGGAGCTTTTAACTCCGCATTAACTTCATCAACTAGTTTCATGACATTCTTTGGTGTCTCTTCTATTATCACTTGTCCTCCATATATAATTAGATTAAATACATAAGCAGCCATAGCCGTAATAAAAGCAAGCAAATTGTTTGCTAATACACTAGGATGTGGTGTAGGTTTATTACCGTTAGCCGCTTCTCTATTTATTTTACCTATAAGCTTACTCCAACCAAATGGTTTCATTGAGCTTTTAAATGCTTCTTGTTTCGGTGTGAGCGGTTCTTGCAGG